GCAATTGTGATTACATAGTTCTGTCCTGAACTTATTGTACCACCTGCTGAACCTTTGATAGTTGGATTAGAACCTACCCAAGCCGCTGTACCTACTGCTACCCAGTTACCATCATATTTTTTGTAGAATAAATCGTTGTTTGTGTCAGTGGCATTGATCGCATAATCACCTGCTTGTCCAACTGAATTTTTAGGAACATTTGAAAAAATTTGATCGCTGTCTGTAATTACTGTTACTGGTTGGTTTGTGAATGATTGACCACCTGTTGTAGTTGCCGCTGAACCATTCCATTCAAATACTCCGTATTTTGAATTTACTGTGTCAAACCAATATGTACCTGCAACTGGATTAGCCGCTGGTGCTGTTGCACTTGCTTCTAATTGACCTAAGTCAACATTTGCTCTTACAACGAATGCTCTGTTGGCAACACCTAAAAATGAATAAGCCGCTTGTAATCCATACTCGTTTGTTTCACCACCGTGGATTGGATTATTACTTGCATCAGTTTTGAATACTGGATCACCAAATGTTTCTGCTAATTCTCTTTGTGAAGTCATCAAGAACACTTTACCGGCATTTGCCGCTGTTGTTCCTGTTGCTGTGCCTGTTCCAGAACTAGACGTTTTGTCTTGTGCTGTTGCTATGAATATACATGGAACCGTTCCTGGTTCTGCTGGTGTATAAAAACTTTCGTCAATTACGCTGACTTGTACTCCTGGTGAAACTAATGCCATTTGCTTATCTCCTACTTAAAGTATTAAAAACTTTATTATTGTTTGTATTTATGACATAATGCCGAAATGCACCAAATTAAAAGGTATAAAAAAGGGGTAGGAAAGGGCAGGTAAATACGTGCATATGAGACCATTATGTACAAAATGTAGTCAAAGACCAGCCGCAGTCAATTACAAAAAAGCAGGTAAGACCTATTACAGAAAGAAGTGTGAGTTGTGTTTACGATATGGAGGACCAAGCGGATATATGCCTAAATGGCACGTGGCTGGCTATCGTATTAAAAAGCAATGTGATAAATGTGGTCACAAAAGCAACTATGAATCACACTTTAACGTGTTTCATATAGATGCTAATCTTGATAATTGTAAGTTCAGTAATTTAAAGACTGTGTGTGCTAATTGCCAAAGATCTTTGCACCTTGAAGGAATCCGTTGGAAACAAGGTGATCTTGTACCTGATTTTTAAGACTGTTTATTGTTGCGTTATTTTCAAATACAGCATTAAAATTTGTATTTGCCCATGCCCATTCTGATGCGTGTACATCCTTAGGTTTCTGTCCAATGTCCTGATACATTCTAAACCACATAGGCAGTTGTCCACGTTTTACCCACCAAACTTCACCACCTAGTTCTTGTATCATATTTGCTTCATTTTCAAATCTGACATCAGGTATTACCCAATTAATCTGTGGATTGTCTTTAAGTTTCTTTTTCACTAAACTAACCCATATGCCATCATAGAATCCATCTCTCATGCACTCTGTTCCAAACTTTTGCAATACAAGTCTTGGAGTCACTTCATGTTTTAATTCCATACTCCAGAAAGGATCCATTTGTTCACGCCATTTTCTACTTTGTTCTGTTTTGCCATCCAGTAGATCTCTGTTCCAATCAAACATTGTGGCAACACTGTCTTTTAGTTTGTCTGCAAAAGATAATTTTACAAATGAATGATCATCAACTAAATGATCTGCTATTGTGTCTTTGCCTGATCCAATCAAGCCACATATTCCTATAATCATATTTCTAATTGTTTTGTTCCTGATCCAATTTTTCCTACAGGAAAACTATTAAAAGCCAAACTGATTCTTGCCACATCAGCAGGTTGAGGATATACTGTATGTTCCAACCAAGATGGAAACATCAATACTTCTCCTGGCTTAGGCTTAACACCATAGTAGTCTGTGTTGTATTCGTTTTTGTTGTTTTCTTCATACGTAAGTTGAACATTTTGATGTGCAATATTTGTGTACAAATAAGGCTTCTCAAATATTATAGGTGCACAATCGGGTGTTGTTTCTATGTAGTACACACCACTTATCACACTGTTAGGATGTGAATGTTTATATATTTGTTCGCCTTTGTTGTTTCTGTTGATCCAACTTGTTGTGATTCTAAATTCTTCTTTTATGCCCAGCACATCTTTTGTAAAATGTTTTAAACTTTTTTGTATATTTGCTTTCAAGGATTTCAATTGTGGAGTATCCAATAAATGCATACCTCTATTTTCAGGTGGTAAGTGATCATCGGAATGATCTGTACCAACACTTTGTGGTGGGAAATCTAACTCTCTGATCCATGTTTTTTGGAGGACATCCAATTCACCTATTGATGCTTTGTACAAAGGCACGGAGAATAATGGAATCATTTGATGTTGCATATCATACGATAATACAACAAAAATACTAATATGTCAATATGGAATTAGCCAATTAAGAATGAATATCCTTGACCACCAGCAGTTTGAGTTTTGACTTCTGCTTCTAGTCTATCCATTTCTGCCTGTGCTTCTTGTTTTAAAGTGTCACCATTTAATGAAGTGCCACCTTGTGGACCTGCTATTGTGTTGAATTTGCTTCTGGCTTCACCAAGCATGAACTTGCATTTTGCCAAAGTGTAGTCTTTGATCCATTTTTTAGCCAAATAATCTTTGAATAATTCTGAATCTGGTCTGTACATATAAACCATCATTAACACTTTTTCGTTTGCTCTTGGTCTTTGCAGGATAGTTAATTTTTTTGTTGTTGTGTTCCATTTAAATTCAATAAATGAACCAAACATACGTCCTACTAGTTCTTGATATTGTGAAAACAAGTTGTATGTTGCTACACCACCCATATTAGAACTGGCTAAAAGGTATGTGTTTGTGTATGCTAAATTGAATGGTTCAAAGATTGTACCACCTTCTCCACCACCTGATCTTGACCCAATTGATCTTCTGAATATTTGACGTACTTCTATTATTTCATTAGCAAGAGTATAATCGTTGACATCATTTTCAAGGGGCAAAAATATGTAACTTTCTTCTACTGAATTGTCTGCTCTCTGTCTAAATCTGTCTAATGAATCCTGTAATGCTGTTTCGTAGTGTGAAGGATCCAGTTCTACATCTACCATTCCGCCACCTAGCGAATTGAATACGTAGTCAAATATCTCTTGTTTTTCTGTGGTTAAATTGCTCATTTATAATATCCTTACTGATATTTATCAGTAGTGACCATCCGATAAATATAACAGTATGCCTAGATTAAGTCTATATAAACCCGAAAAAGGTCATGATTACACGTTTTTAGATAAAACAGTAGCAGAAATGTTCACTGTTGGCGGTACTGATGTCTTTGTACACAAATACCTAGGACCTAAGAATCCAAGTGAGGATGATGCCACAGCCGCCCAGCCTAGATACAATGCAGTCAAAGAAACCAACATTCAGGATATGTTATTCCTAGAAAATAGGGATAGAAAGTATGATCCTGATGTGTATAAACTTCGTGGAATTTATAACGTTTCAGACATAGACTTTGATATGAGTCAATTTGGACTTTTCTTAGCCAATGACACACTGTTTATGACTATACCAATTACTTCAAGTGTAAAAACTTTAGGCAGAAAAATTATGCCTGGCGATGTATTTGAATTACCACACTTGAAAGACGAGTATGCATTGAATGATTTCCAAGTTGCACTTAAACGTTTTTATGTTGTAGAAGATATTAACAGAGCGGCAGAAGGTTTTTCACCTACTTGGTATCCACATCTTTATAGAGTAAAATTAAAACAAATTTACGACTCACAAGAATTTAAAGACATACTTGATTTGCCTACAGAAGAAGGTTCTTCACAAAAATTACGTGATGTACTTTCTACATATGAACAAGAAATGCAAATTAATAATGCAGTTGTACAACAGGCAGAAGCAGATTCAGGCAAGTCAGGATATGATATTGCACATTTTTACACACTACAAGTTGATGATAAAGGCAAACCTGAACTTGTTACAACAGATACAAGTACATTAGATGCATCCACACAAAACACATTGGCTGACAGAGTCAATCAGACTCCAAGTAAAACTGGTTATGATGGTTACTTGCTAGGTGACGGACTTGCACCTAACGGTGAAGTATTTGGATTTGGAATAAGTTTCCCAACTGCTTCAGACAAAGGGGACTATTTTTTACGTACTGACTTTTTACCAAATAGATTGTTTAGATATGATGGTGGACGTTGGGTGAAAATGGAGGATAATATACGTCATACATTATCACAAACAGACACAAGAGCAACACAAAAAGGAACATTTATTAACAACACAAAAACTAGAAATGTTGGTGGCGAAACTGTTAAAGAAAGACAAAGTTTATCAAAAGCATTAAGACCTAAGGCGGATGAGTAATGAAATTAAAAGAGTTATTTGGCATAGTTGGGATACCAATGGATCATACAGCAGGACCACAAGGACTCAAAAAGGTAACTAAAAAATATATGGGAAAAGTAAGAACATATTACGCACCCAAAAGTAAAAAATTTAACGAGAAAAATAAAGAGAAAAAATAATGCAACATTTTTACGATGGACAAATTAGAAGATATATTACACAGTTAATTCGTCTGTTGAGTAATTTTTCATACAAAGATGGCGATGGTGCTCTTAGACAAATACCAGTAATGTATGGAAATATCACAAGACAAGTTGCACACATTATAAGAGACAATTCTGAAAATAAATTACCTTCTGTTCCAAGAATGGCGGCATATGTACAAGGCTTAGAAATGGATAGAACAAGAATTGCAGACGCAAGTTTTGTTAGTAAAATACACATTAGAGAACGTGCATATGACAGTAATAACAAAGAATACTTAAACACACAAGGTAAAAATGTTACTGTAGAACGTTTAATGCCTACACCTTACACATTAACAATGAATGTTGATATGTGGACAAGTAACACAGAACAAAAATTACAAATCATGGAACAAATCATGATGTTGTTTAACCCTAGTTTAGAAATACAAACTACTGACAACTATGTAGACTGGACAAGTTTAAGTGTTGTTGAACTTACAAACATAACATTTGCTTCTAATACAATTCCAACAGGCACAGAAACAGAAATAGATGTTGCATCAATGACTTTTCAAATGCCAATATACATCAGTCCACCTACAAAAGTTAAAAAGTTAGGAGTTATCACTCATATTATAACAAGTATATTCAATGAAAGAACTGGAAACATTGATTTAAGTCAAACAATGCCAGAACTTATGGCATATCAAGATGATTATGAGAAAAGTATTAGAGCAGATATCAGAGCAAGTGCAGATGGTTCTATTGATTCAAGTGTTGCAACAAGAAAAGATACAAGTTCTGTACAAGGAACAACAGGCACACAATTTGATGTGTATGTGTTAAACAGTGTTGTACAAATTATAGACAAAGGTGTAATAGGTGGAATAGTATGGGACGGATATTTAGATGTAATTCCAAATTTTAAAACTGGATTAAGTCAAATATCTCTACATAGAGAAGGAATAGATGTTCCAGTAATTGGTACAGTGGCAGTGAACGAAACTAATCCTTTCCAACTTTTAGTCACATGGGACGAAGACACTATTCCAACTGACACAGTAATAGTTGGTCCAGTAGATACGAGAGGATCTGTAGACTTTATTGTTGATCCAACAACATACAATCCATCAAGTGTAAAACAAAATGGAAAAAGATTATTGTTATTAAAAGATATAGGCAGTGCTTCAAATGTTGATGGCGCAGATGCTTGGAAAGGTATCAGTAATATTGATTTGGTAGCAGGTGCTAATGACATTGTTGAATGGAATGGTACCAATTGGGAAATTATTTTTGATTCAAGTGCAAATCCTGATCCAGGTGACAGCACATTTATACCTTCATACATTACCAATTTAAAAACTGGTGTGCAATACAAATGGAATGGTAGTGAATGGTTATTATCATTCGAAGGTGAATATCGAAAAGGCACTTGGAAGATCTCTTAGTCACATAATTAATTACATGAGCAGTAAAATAACCGGGTGTGGAGCACTCTTCTATACCTTAGACACACAACGTTTCTTGTTGTTACATAGAACACAAAGTAAACAAAATCAAGTATGGGGATTAGTTGGTGGCACAACTACCAATGAAAATTTATGGGAAGGTCTCCAAAGAGAAATAAAAGAAGAAATTGGTGAACAAAAAATTATAAAAAGAATACCAATGGAAACTTTTATTAGTAATGATGAAAACTTTTTGTATCATACATACATTTGCGTTGTTGAAAATGAATTTATTCCAAAATTAAACACAGAACACGATGGCTATGCTTGGGTAAGTTTTGGTCATTGGCCTAAACCTTTGCACCAAGGATTACGTAAAACTATCCAAAATAAAATGAATCAAATGAAATTGGACACAGTGTTCAAAATGTTAAAATTAATGCAATGATTAAAATAATCGGTGATGTAATGCTAGACTCCTGGATTGAAGGAGACTGCGATAGAGTCAGTCCTGAAGCACCAGTCATTGTACTCAAAGAAAAAACTAAAGACTTCAACGTTGGAGGGGCAGGAAACCTCGCTTTAAACCTGTCAAACTTGGGCACAGACACGTGGCTATATGGTGCCGTGGGCAAAGACATTGCCGGGCACAAAATTATTGAAATTTTACTGCAAAATAACATATCGTCACGTGTTTGCCAAGATGCAGAAATGACCACAACCAAAACAAGAATGGTGGGACAAAATGGTCAACATCTATTGAGAGTAGACAAAGAATTTTCATATACCAAAAGCACCGTTGAAGATGAACTATTAAAAGACCTTACAGACACTGACACTGTGTTAATCAGCGATTACAATAAAGGGGTAATACAAAAAGATACAGTTCAAAAAATTTTAAAAAAATGTAAAAATGTTTATGTAGATCCAAAGCAAGGATTCAGTAGATATATTGGAGCATTTTTAATAAAACCAAACATGAAAGAATACGAAGCATGGTTTGGTAAATTTAACATAGAAATTGCACAAGATAGATGCAAATCAAATTTATGGACTTGGCTAATTGTAACTGACGGTGCAAATGGAATTCATGTGGTAAGCAAAGATTCCTACAAACACATAAAAGGCGATGCAATAGAAGTATCAGATGTTAGTGGTGCAGGTGATTCTGTACTTGCCATTATTGCTCATTATAGTCAATACAAAGATATTCCTGATGCTTGTGAACTTGCATACAAAGGTGCTCAAAAAATTGTACAAAAAAGAGGAGTATCTATTATTTCTAAAACAGATATTGAAGACGTCATTGTATGGACAAATGGTGTGTTTGATATATTGCACAAAGGACATTTTGAATTATTAAAATTTGCAAAACAACAAGGGGATATTCTTATTGTTGGAATTAATTCAGATGAAAGTGTAAAAAGATTAAAAGGAGACGATAGACCATTTAATAATTCTTGGGTAAGAGAACAACAATTATTACAATTACCTTGGGTAGATAAAGTTGTTGTGTTTGAAGAAGATACTCCGATAGAAGCAATAAAAAATAATGGACCAGACATTATAGTCAAAGGCGGAGATTATACTGTGGCAACAACAGTAGGAAATGAATTAGCAGATGTAAAAATCTTTCCAACGGTGCAGGGTTTTTCAACATCTAATATAGTGGACAAAGTGAATGAACAAAACAATAAAAAATAACAAAATTATAATTACAGACGCTTTGAGTAAAGAACAATTTCAAGGTATTAGTGACATAATGTTTAGTGACAAATTTCCTTGGTTTTATCAAGACCACTTGGTACATCCACACCAAGCAAACACAGATGAAAGATTGCAAATACAATTTGTACACAAATTTCACGAAGTAAGTAACATTGTAACAGGACCAGAATTATGGAATATGTTAATACCGATATTTACTGTGTTACAACCACATACTTTTTTGCGTGTTAAAGCAAATAATATTCCTAGTCAAAGTGAAATTGTCACTCATGGTATGCATTGTGATGTCAGTGTGCCATTAAGTTACACAGCAATTTTTTATTGTAATACAAACAACGGATATACTGAATTTAAAGATGGTGATAAAGTTCCTAGTGTTGCAAACTCTATGGTTATATTTCCTAGTTATATGGAACACTCAGGAAGCACTTGTACAGATGTGAGGTCTAGAGTAAACATCAATATCAATTATGTTGCACATCATACAGATCAATTAACAAAAGATATAGCGCCAAAAGGTTCAGAAGAAATTATAAAATTGTGGAGTAATACGTGAGAATTTGTTTAACAGGATATAAAGGTTTTATAGGCAGTCATTTAGGAATGCAATTGGCAAAAGAAGGACACGAAGTTATTGGTTTTCCTTGGGAAAACTACAATCATTTTCCAGATCCTTCTTTATACGATTGGGTAATACATCTTGGAGCAATATCAAGAACAACTGAAAGAAACGTAGATAAAATTTTAAAACATAATCTAGAATACAGTATGAAACTTTTAGAAATGTGTGATACAATGGGCACAAATTTTCAATATGCCAGTTCGGCAAGTGTATATGGTAACACTGGAAACTTCAAAGAAAATGGTGATGTGTATCCACTAAATGCTTATGCCTGGAGCAAATATATGTTTGACAGATTTGTTCAAAGCATAATGGGTGAATTTAAAGTTCTTGTGCAAGGTTTCAGATACTTTAATGTGTATGGAAACAATGAAGAAAGCAAAGGTGATCAAGCATCACCAATTACTAAATTTGCAAACCAAGCCAAAACAGGCAAGATAAAATTATTTGAAAACAGTGACAAATATCTAAGAGATTTTGTAAGTGTAAATGATGTGTGCGAAGTGCATGGCAAAATGCTTACAAAAGATGTGTCTGGAATTTTCAATATAGGTACAGGAGCACCTATTTCTTTTCAAAAAGTTGCTGATTTGGTTGCTAAAAAATACAATGCTGAAATAGAAATAGTGCCAATGCCTGGAAAATTA